ATAAATCCATTATACACAGAACGTCCAAGTGATTCTAGGATAGTTGCAACAAAAACTTTAATACTGGCTCCATCATTGTTATATAACGATGGTTATAAAAAACTTACTCCAGAAGAATTAAATAGCACCAATATGCTATATATGTTTGTGGTAGTAAATAACTTTAGACTACTAAATGACGCCAAGCAAAATTGCAATAAAATACGATAAATATCGGTATGAAATGGTTATACAGTGGCTATGCGATAGCTCTATCTATTGTACTTTTACTTGTACTCAGAGTTGCAGATCCAACTCCAGTACAAAGTTTACGTGGACAAGTATTTGATAGTTATCAGCAATTAGACGAAATTTTACCTAGTAATGATATTGTATTATTAAACTTTGGTGAAAACACGTTAGCAACCTTTGGGCAATATCCTTTTCCCAGACAATATTATGCTCAGTTAGTTGTAGATGTTGCTAGTAAAAATAGTGGTGTTTTAGGTTGGACAATAATGTTTCCAGAATCAGATCGCTTTGGTGGAGATGAAGTATTTGGACAATACTTAGAACAAAATAAAGTAAATGTACAAGGAGCAAGGCGTAACCCTATTAATTTTAATGTTCTAAGTCAAACACCTAGTGTTAGAGGTATAAAAACATCAGGACCTCATATAGGCACAGGAACAGTAGGACCAGTACCTGCAAAAGACTATTTACTTAAATGGCCCAACTTAGTTACAAATATATCTATATTAGAGTCTGTAGTGAATGGTAAAGGTGTAAATGCTTCTGCCCCACAACCAGATAATCAAACAAGGACTTATCCATTAGCAATAACTGTAGAGGACAGAATTTATCCTAGTTTTGCAGTTGAAATGCTTAGGGTAAGCAGAGGGCAAAAAAGTTATATAGTTAAGACCAGTGAAATAGGTATACAAGAGGTTGCTGTTAAAGGAGTTGAACCAATAGTAACACAGCCAGATGGTACAGCATATATACGATTTAATAATAGTTTTGAAACTATAGAGTATACAGGTGCAGACAGCATACCAGATTTAGCAGGTAAAATGGTTATAGTAGGCGTAACAGCAGAGGGTATAGCAAACCCTGTACCAACGCCACGTGGAAACTTATATCCACAAGAGATACAAGCTCATATGCTACAGAACTTTATAAGTGGCAGTAACATAACACGAAGTCAAACAGCCGCGTTCTATGAGCTTCTGACAGCACTTCTGATAATGGTTCTAGTAGCAATAGCAGTATATAGACTCCCTTTACTACTAACGGCGCCAGTATCGTTGCTTATCTTGGGCGGAATAGGGTATTATAGTGTACATCTATATACAAGCCAGTTAGTATTATTAGATGCGTCTTTCCCTGTATTAAGTGGCTTTTTAGTATTCACACAGGCGGCATTTAATAACTTTTACAAACAGTTTAAATTACGTGAACAAATTAAAAAACAATTTGAGCATTACTTGGCACCAGCAATGGTTAAGAAGTTACAGAAAGATCCAAGTTTATTACGTTTAGGTGGCGACACAAGAACAATGACATACTTGTTCTCAGACATTCGTGGATTTACTCCGATATCGGAACAGTTTAAAACAGACCCACAAGGTTTGGGCAATCTTATTAATAGATATATGACACCAATGACTGATTTAGTTATGCGTAAAGAAGGAACAATAGACAAGTATATAGGCGATGCCTTAATGGCAATATGGAATGCTCCACTTGATGTAGACAATCATGCTCAGTTGGCAATAGAAACAGCACAGGAAATGGAAGTTGAACTAAAAAATCTTAATAAAGAACTTAAAGAAGACGGACTCATGGAGTTAGGTGTTGGTATAGGTATTAATACAGGAGATGCTGTAGTAGGTAATATGGGTAGTAACCAACGTTTTGATTATACTGTTTTAGGTGATAGTGTTAATTTAGCGGCGAGACTAGAAGCACAAACAAAAGAGTACGGTGTATTCTTTATGTTTACAGAACATACACTAAAACAGATTAGCACTCCAGAAAATTTAACTATGCTGGATAAAATAGCAGTAAAAGGACAAACTGATCCTGTAACAATTTATACTATACTAAATGATCACAAATATGCAAGAGTAGTAAACAGAATGGTTGATAGTTATCAAAACAGGGCATGGGCAGAGTGTTCACATCAAATAGAGATAATTAAAGATCATAAGTGGAACAATACTCTAGCAGATCTTTATGCAGAAAGAATTAAACAACCTATGCCTGTAGGAGATTGGGACGGAATAGAACGTAAAACATCTAAGTAATTATTCGTCTGGATGAAACTCTTTGATTCCTCTAAAAAATAAGTAATAGTGTTTAAAATCTTTTAATTGCTGTTTAGCATGAAAAAGTTCTAACGGTATTCCATCACCGTGATTTACTAATGGAAAGTAATATCTTTTAATTATACGTTCAAGTTTTCTAACATCTTTTGCTAAAGCATCTAAAATTATATTATTAAATTCAGTATCTTCAACTAAATCAATTAACCAATAATGGAATGGATTTTCAGGATTGTAACGCCTAGTTACATCACGTGATTGATAGTATAAAGCTCTTACAGGATTTATACCTGGTCGATAGGAATTCATTACTTCCTTAAATCTAAAACTTTCATGCTCAGTAGACATATTATTAACAACTCTAGCATAGTCTTTTTTCATTGCTGTTTTTAGGGACTCGATATTTTTGCCAATATTCTGGTGATACTCTTTTAGAAGTCTATTGAATATTTTCTGATACTTTGGTGATAACTTTTCATAATAGACATCCTTTATTTCGTCTATTTCTATTGCGCCTTCTAGTAATGTATGTGGAATTGTTTTTTGTCTTTGAAACTTGTCTAATTCGGTAGTTATCCGCAAAATAACAAAATCGATAATTTCGCCTTTGCTCATATGAAATATTTATCAGGAATTTATTTTAAGTATAGTGTGCAGTTTTTGTGTGCCACCATTCTTACTTAATGTAATTTTGGCACCATTGTGCAATGGTTTGGGCCATTGACCTATGTCTACCCAGGCGTATCCGGCACTTTCTCCATTTAATTTTGGCGGTTGGAATTCTTTATCTACCACATATACAAAACTGTAGTAATAAAAATTTTGATCTTTGCTTTGGTATACGTCTATAGGATTTAATTTTTGCAGTTCTGGAACAAATCCAATCTCTTCTTCTAACTCACGTTTAATACAGTTGTAAGGAGTTTCACCTTTCTCCATCATGCCTCCCCAAAAACCCCAAGTATGATTAAATCTTTTGTTGCCTTCTCTGAGTTGCAACATGCATCTGCCTGTGTCTTTGGCTAGGAAAACTACTCCAGCCGCCGTGGTATTCATTTATAAAACAAGTCTCCAATATCCTGGTTTGTATTCTCCCTCATAACTACTTATCCACTGAGTTCCAGTCCATTGATATTGTTTGGATGTAAATGTATTGTGCATATAATGTGTATTGCCCACTTGTGAACTAGCATCAAAGGATACTACCCAAGCACTACCATTATATTCTATAATGTCGTTCTCTGATGCATCTATATTCCAATTAGTATAACCAGATGCTGTAAGTGTTTCTGTAATAAGATATCTTTGACCATTTGCAGAAGCGGCCAATGTGCCGTCACCTGGATAATTGCCTCTAGGGTCTATAATTTTATCAACATCATTTATTGTGTCTGTTGGTAAAGTATCTGTATCTAAATTAAAAATTAAATTTGAATTTGTAGTTGCGTCAACTGATACAGTACCAATAACTTCTCCCAGGAAATTATCTGTATCGTTACTTGTATTTAATTTTAATAAACTTGTAGTTCTTAAATCGCCTTGCATTTCTGTGATGTCAGTCCAGGGTACTTCTACACCTTGTTCATTTAATAATACTGCTGATGCACCACTTACTCTTACACTATACATACCTGGTGTAACTACTACCTCCGCAGTATCTTCTATATCACCAAAAAAGTCTGCGTAGTCTTCGTCATAACCTAAATCTGATATACTGCTTACACTATGTATATTTGCTATAATCCTTTGTATGATAGATTGCTTTTTAATTTTTGCTGGTGGACTAATCCAAATAGGTACAGCAAATGTAAGTGTTGAAATATCTATGGTGTCTTCAGTACCAACTGGAACACTTCTGTTACTCCATGCAATATCTGTAAGCTCAACTTCAAACACACTAGTCCAGTCTAAAGGATTACTATTTGATTGTAACTGAATGCTAGGATTAAATAAAACAAAAATTTGTTCTAAC